CAAGGCTATTGAACTCTATCACCACTTCCAAGCTGACCGTATTGTAGCAGAACGTAACCAAGGTGGTGACATGGTGCGCAGGACTATCGAGGTAGAAGATGAGACTGTTCCTATTAAACTTGTCCATGCGTCCCGAGGTAAGTTCGCTAGGGCTGAACCTATTAGCGCACTATACGAACGTGGTCTTGTCCGTCATGTGAGGGACTGTGAGGCGTCCTTGGGTGAGCTTGAGACACAGATGCGTACATGGGAACCCCTCGGGTCTATCGGCTCTCCTGACCGTCTTGACGCCCTTGTGTGGGCACTCACGGACCTGATGCTAGGGTCATACCAGAAACCTCAACTTCAGTTGGTCTACTCTGATTCTAAAGGTTTGCGATAGTATGAGAAAACTGACCCTAGAGGAATTTAACAATAAGTGGGTCTATGAACCTGATAATCTGGACGGGTGGTCAGTTACCACTAAAGGTGATTGTGATGATTACGCACTGACGGTGGCATGGATTGTAGCAGGGAACTCTTGGGTAAGATTCTTGATTAACACACTCTTGTTCAGGACTACCTTTCACCGGGTTCATACGGGCAAGGAATACCACCTGATCCTTAAACACAAGGGTAAATACATAGATAATATTACCCGAGAGTGGCGAGATGACCATCCCTACAAACCTGTATTCCCTTGGGTATGGCTTCCTTTCTTTGTAGTTATCAAAATGTCTATCGGAAAACTCTTTAAGTAACCCCACAGGAAATCTATCGCTAATGGCTAAACAACTTTCAGAAACAGAGTCAAAGCAAATCCTTGGGGTTGCCGGAGATAACACTCGGAACGGTCAAATCCGTAGTGATGAGTTCCTTCCTGAGCTTCGTGGCAAACGGGCTATCAAGAAGTACCGTGAGATGCGGGAGAATGACTCTACTATTGGTGCAGTCATGTATGCCGTTGAGCAGATTCTTCGGGACGTTGACCTTAAGGTGGAGTCTGTAGACAATTCAGAGGCGGCTAAACGTGAGGCTGAGTTTGTAGAGTCTGTCCTTGAGGACATGGACCATACACTTGACGATCACATCTCTGAAGCACTTGCGTTCTTGTCATATGGTTTTGCATGGTTCGAGGTAGTCTATAAACGTCGTGAAGGGATGGACACTCAGAACCCCAAGAAACGGTCCAAGTATTCCGATGGTCGCATTGGTGTCCGTAAGATTGCCTCTCGTGCCCCTTGGACAGTCTCTAGGTTCGATGTAGACCAAAAGACAGGTGATATCCTTGGTCTTTACCAAGAAGGTTCCTACGGTAATAATAAGCACTACATCCCTACACGCAAAAGCCTTTACTACCGGACCACTAGCATTAACAATGATCCTGCTGGGCGTCCTATCATCCGTAATGCTTACACCTCTTATGAATACCTGAACAACCTTCAGAACATTGAGGCTATTGCAGTTGAACGTGAACTTGCTGGTATTCCTGTAGCCCGTATCCCTGCTGAATACCTTAGCCCCGATGCTACGGCTGCACAGAAGGGTTTTGTAGCTGAGATGCAGACTATCCTTCGGGATGTTAAGTTCAATGAGCAAGGTTACCTCATGGTCCCTTCGGATACTTACCCCGGTAAAGAAGGAGACCTTACAAATATCCGCATGGTTGATGTAGAGCTAATGTCCTCTCAGGGCAACCGTAACATTGATATTGACCCGATTGTGAAGCGTTACCAGCATGACATTGCCCGTAGTGTCCTGAGTGAGTTTCTTATGTTGGGCAGTGGCAATGGGTCTTATGCCCTGTCTAAGAGTAAGACTGACTTATTCCTACGTGCCCTTGAGAGTTACATCCAGACAATTGTAGACGTGCTTAATAAGCAGTTGGTAGAGCGTCTTTGGGAACTCAATGGTCTTGACTTTGACCTAATGCCCAAGATTGTTGCTGGTGATGTTGCACCCCATGACCTTAAGGAACTCGGGTCTTACCTGCGTAACCTCAATGGTGCTGACATTAACCTTGCGTCACAGCCTGATATTGTGGATGCACTGTTGGATAATGCGGAACTGCCTAACCTTGATCGTGATACTTATGCCCAAGACCTAGAGGCTGAGCGCCGTATGGCTAATGCTCGTGCTGATTACTACAACGGGCCTGATGACGATGTGCCCGAAGATAACACCGTAGGCGCACCTCAGAACAACAATACAGGCGAGTGATATGACCGAGATTGAGAAAGCAGATATTCACAATAATTTCCAAATTATCAAGGTAGACCAAGAGCAGCGTATTCTATACGGGTGGGCTAGTGTCACCAAAGTTGATGGTGAGTTGGTAGTTGACCGTCAAGGGGACGTTATCCGCACAGAGACGCTTCATAATGCAATCAATGAGTTCATGAAAGGTGTCCGTGTTGGAAAGTTGATGCACCAAGGGGAACAAGTGGGTGATATTGTCCATTCGTTCCCTGTGTCGAAAGACATCATGGATGCACTAGGAATCCAGACGAATATGGAGGGTTGGATTGTGGGTTACTACGTTTCTGATGACACTCTCTGGAAATCTGTTCAGTCTGGTGATTTTGCTGAGTTCTCAATAGGAGGGTCAGCTCAAAAGGAGGAGTTCAATGCCAACTGAACTTGTAAACCTAAACCTTGAGGAACTTAGTCTTGTGGATAAGGGAGCAAATCAGTTTGCTAAGGCCCCTATTTTTAAGGCTGATGCTTCAAACGGAGAAAATACTGAAATGACTGATGAAGTTGTTAAAATGTCCGAAGAGATGGACAAAAAAATTAAAGACTACATGAAAGCCAAAGGCTGTGACCGTAAGACTGCTGAAGAAGCACTTATGAAAGCCTTTGACACTTCTGAAGAGGTAGAAACTCTTAAGGAACAAAACCAGAACCTTCGTAAATACATCCTTGATGAAGGCTACAGGATTACCAAAGAGGGTATCGAAAAGAAAGCCCCTGAGGAGTTCATCGAATATGGCGGTGAGCAAATCAACAAAGCAGACGTTCCTGCACCTATTCTGAAAGCACTTGAGGAAGCAGAGATTGAAAAGGCTGATGCTGCTCTGACGAAACGTGCTGAAGCTGAACTCCCCCACTTCAAGACTGATGTAGCTAAGAGCCTCTTGGTTGCCGTCGAGAAGATGGACGAAGTGGACATGCTGATGGAAGCCCTCCACGCTGCTGACAAGGCTTTCGCAGACAAGATGGAAGAGTTTGGTAAGTCGGATGTTGATGGTGAGTTCGCCACTGCAAACGACAAGATGGAGTCTCTTGTTAAGGCTCATATGGAAGCCAAGGAAATGAAAAAATCGGACTACGCGAAAGCCTATGATGAAGTCGCCAAGACTGACGAAGGCCGTGAGGTCCTTAAAGCCATTTATAAAGGAGAATAACAATGGCCGTATTCCAAAGTCGCGATACGCGCACATTTGACGCAGGCACTGATCTGTCTGCTGGTCAATTCAAGTTTGTAGCCCTTGCTGCCGATGGTCAAGTTGACCTTGCTGGTGATGGCGCACAAGCTATTGGCGTTTTGTACAATGAACCTTCGGCTGCTGGCCGTTCTGCTACCGTCGTGGTGACTGGTAAAGTTAAAGTCAAAAGTGGCGGTTCGGTCACTGCTGGCGACGAAGTTGCATCTGATGCTGACGGTAATTGCGTTACTGCTGCTACCGATGACGTTATCATGGGTTATGCCCTTGAAGACGCCGTTGATGGTCAGGTTTTCGCCATTGAACTCATCCAAGGCGGCAACGCTGCGGCCTAATTAACACACTCTAGTATACGCTATAGCGCATAACTCAAGTTTATACTCCACAGCGTATATTAGAGATTCTAAGTAAAGGATAAATACTATGCCCCTCTTGACTCCGAGTCAGGTGCATATTGACCAGCCGCTCACAAACCTGACGCTGGCCTATGTACAATCTCAAGAAAACTTTATCGCGGACAAGGTGTCCCCTCTGGTTGGCGTTGAAAGTCAGTCTAACAAGTATTACATCTACGACCGCGACAACATGAACCGTACAGGCGACGTCAAGAAACTTGCGCCGCGCACTGAAGTCAACCGCATCGGTATGAGCATC